CACCAATCAAATGCACCAAACCAAATCCATAGAATCCCATTCCGGGTAGGTATTGATAATGAACATAGTGTTGTCTTCTTTTCTTTAACGGATCATCTTCTAAAAAGTTTCTTCTGATAGATAGAATAGTTCCTGATTGATAGTCAAGTGTGATTACATAAGGCAATGCTATGCCTGTAGGCTCACCATCTTTCCTGTCTTCAAATCCTTCTAAGTCTAGATCAATCTGCATTTCTAACAATATATGCCTTTGATCAAAGTCATAAGACGATCTATCGCCTGTTAATTCATCATACTTACTTTGTATATTAGAGTAATCAGCAGATGGAGTTTGTAGCTCTACATCTCTATAAAATCCTATTACCTGTAACTTACGAATATCATTCGTGCTTTTTTTCATTACATGGGTTGATCTATCGCAAGTAGTAAGATCAGATGCACCATAACTCACAACAAAATCTTCAGCAGGTACAAACATACTGGCTGGTCTTTCTAATGCAGGATCATAATAAATTTTTCTAAACGCAGAACCAGCTAATGGTAGATTGAATAACATCTTTTCAGTTTCTGTTCTGTACTCACTCATCTTGTCTGTTAACAAGTAGTTAAGGTAATCTTTAACTCTAGTAGATTGATCTTGAGTATCTTGATCTATCTCTGAAACAATCTTAGTATCCACAGGTCCTTTTGCTGGAAACAATTCTGTAATAGTTTCAGCTTGAAATCTTACAACTGATTCAGTTAGCAATGGATGAAATACACCACAAGCACCCTGCCAAGGCAAAGTTCTATCTTCAATTTTTAAACCTAACTGATCTAAACCTTTTGTATAAGTTTCTTCCCAGTCTTTTCTAGATTCTTTGTCTGAATTGTAATAACCCACAAGTTCATTTGCTAATTCCTCAAGGTCTGATTCATCCATAAACTCTGCGATGTTATCGTCAAAATTTTCTGTACCGAACTCAGAGCCTTCTTCAAAATCAATAATCATTCCACCATCTTCAGTTAGTATTGCAACCTCATCTGGGTTGGTTACTACAACTTCTAAAGGAGAATCTTCAACAATTTTTTCTGGGGTCTGTAATGGTTTCTCTGCCATCTAATCTCCTAATAATAATTTGCTTCTCTGGGTGGGAAGTATTCTTCTTCTTCGTCTGAAGATAGAGGTATAAATCCACCTTGTCTAAATCTAATTAAAGCTTGGGTTGATGAATCAACCAAATCGTCATGGCTACCTGCTGGGAACGAAGCAAATTCTTCTACCACTTCTTCTGCAAATTTTCTATCGGGTGCCCAAACAATACCAGATGCAAATAGATCAGCCACAGCATTAACCCTAGCTATCTTATCATTACCTCTGCTTGGAGTATATTCTGACACAGGTATGCCCATTTGTCTCAATTCAAATATTAATGGCATACCAGCAGCTTTACCCTCAACGATAAAAGCATCAGGTTGCCATTCATTGTACATCTCAAAAGCTTTCTTTTTTAAATCTGGAAACTCTAGTCTTTCTTTGTGAGCATCCAATAATATAACTTGTGGTTGTGTGATCCCATCATCGTCTGGTCTATAGAAAACACCCCATGTGGTACACGCAGAAAAGTCTGAACGCTGTGTTTTTAAAAACGCAGTATCCCATGACTGTATAATAAACTCGCATTCAGGTGGCTCATCTTCTTCCCATACTTTCCACCACTCTCTTTTGATAATGGCAGCACCCTCTGATGTAGGGTCTTGTTGGTACTGAGCAGACCATTTAGCTATAGGCAGTTCTGCTTTAAGCTTTTCTAATTCTTTTATATCCCAAAACTCTTGCCACAAACTTTTGCCTGAAGGCAAAATAGCTGGAAACTCTATTACTTCCCAATCATCTGTTCCTTCTCTTTGAGCAGAAGATTTAAGAATCTGCCCCGTCAGATCACGCTTGTGCCATCTTGTCATTACGATAATGATCGCACCACCGGGCTGCAGACGCTGACGAGGACCAGATGTATAGTATTCATAGACCTTATCAAATACAGAGGGATCATTGCTTTGTCCTTCTTGCTCTGAGTGAGGATCATCTATGATGAGTAGATCAGCACCTTTACCAGTAACTGCACCACCAATACCAATAGCGAAGTAGTCTCCACCTTTGTTTGTGTTCCAACGACCAGCAGCTTTACTGTCTGACTGCAATCCAACATTAGGAAATACCTTCTTGTAATCTTCTGAACCTACAAGGTTTCTTACTTTCCTACCGAATCCAACAGCTAACTCTGCTGTATGGGCTACTTGAATAATTTTTTTATCTGGGTAACAACCTAAGAACCAAGCAGGTAAGAGATAAGATGCGAACTCAGACTTAGTATGTCTGGGTGGCATATTGATAATCAATCGTTTTAACTTACCATCTTTAACTCTGTTGAAAGCATCAGACATAATCTTATGATGATAGCCCTCAATAAAGGCAACCCACATCTGCTTAACAAAAGATAAAAAATCTTCTCCAGCTTCTTCTTGGTTTTTTGTTTGTTCGTATTGCTTAACCAAATCCATCAAAGCATCTTGTTGCTCTTTTGGTAATTGGTCTATCTTGCTGAGGTCGATGTTCAAATTGTGGCACCAAAAAAATAAACAGAGTATGGAGAACTCTGAATAAGAGTGTAAAGATAAGTTTTAAGGATGCCACAAAACTCTACTAGTTTAATACTAGCTATTATTAAATAACTAGATATAAAATAAATTAGTTTAATACTAGCTAGTTTTTCTCTAGCGATAGCTCTACCCATTATATGCATACTTTCACATCTTCACTTGTTCGTCAATAGTATTCTGAAACTTTTTTATTGGGTTGTTTCTGGTGCTCATTACAGTACGCCATCTATTCGGTTGAATTGTTACCCAGCCACCTTCTTCTAATCGCTTAATCATTGCATGAACTGTACTCTTTGAAGATAACCCTAGGGCATCTGCTAGTGAGTCTAGTGATGGTCCACAACTAAATTGATCCCAATGGCTTTCTATTGCTAGTAACAGCTTAGATTGTTTCTCTGTCATAAATATATACCCCTATGCTATATGGTACCTTAGAACATTATACGAACATTTATAATAAAAAGATAGTAGGAAGTCGGTCGAGAAAAAAAATATACCCCCCCCTATGGATTATGAAAAGTTTGAAATTATTTGCGTAAAACAGTATGTACCCATAGTCAGAAGAAAAATTTTAATAGGGGGGATGGGGGTGGGTGGGGCTATTAATAGGGGCTTTTAACGATAGTGGGTATTCACTATCATACATTAATGCTGTGTGCCAAACATCTGCTGTATCTTTTCCTCTAACTCCAGCTTGATCTCTGCACTAGTCTTATCATTGGTGCTTGTCTCCACTCTATCAGTAAACAATGCTACCTCTGATATCTTGCCTATGAGTTCTAAGGCTCTGATTCTACTGGATTCATTATTGCCTGTGTCAGTAGCCTCTTTGATTAGCTGGTCTGTAACCATACGCCTTAGAGAGATAGCTGAGGTTATGGAATTATCCTCTAATCTCTTGTATCCAGCCTTTAACCTTTGGGTTACCTTTGGGTTACCCATGAGAACGCTTGACTCCCTGTGTATGCTGTTGTCCTTCATCTTAGAGCAATCATATGCATTCCTATAAGCATCACTTCCTGATAGCCCTGAGAGTATCCCTTGGACAAACTTCTCTTGCTTAGGTGTTAGCCCTGTAATACTTCTTACTTTGTCCTTACTATTGTCTTTGTCTTTGGTCATATCTATCTATTAACCCTCTAATATTTGAAATTAATTTTAGTCCTGTTCTCTAGGTATGTGTGAGTAGGTACTATCTCTTAATGCCTTTGTATAACTCATTATCCGTTGGCTACGCCAACAACACAAGCTATGGTGTAGAACATTGGGGATAAGTTAATATCATTTAATCCCTTGCATTTGTGGGGTATGTCTATATATTAGGTCTTGTGTTTGGGATTTGTTGGTTTTTTTGCCCCCTGTTTCAACCACCACCTAGAGAGTCATTCATTGATTCCCACAGTAACCTTGCAATGAGTAGTTACGATCTTGGTTGCCTTGAGCAACTAAGGGTATTGGGTTCATAATCGAAACGAGGTAACCTGAAAATCCTCATCTCGCAAAATCCGTGGTTCAATCCATTGTGCGTTTATTCAG